GATGTAACCACCTACAGACCACTCGCGCGGGAAAATATCAAGCGGTCCATTTGCTGATGCTGTTCCGGTACTTGTAATTATTGACCCTAGAATATCCCATGGCTGATTTTCTGCAAATGCGATATAAGTAGCGGTGGAACCCACCCCAGCAGACACACGAGATCCGCCTCTGTTTGTTGCGGTGCTGACCCCTGTTATATCAGTGGATCCGCTTGTGCCCGTCCAAAATACATAAAAATCAGGATCTCCGCTCACAGGGGTTATCTTGATCATGCCTCTTGACGGGATTGATGCTGTGCCGCTGTGCTTTTTAAATACAGTATTGGAGCTTACTGTTAGCGTGCTGTCTGATGTTCCAAATGCACTTGTTATGTTTCTGGTCTGACCTACTGCATAAAACAGGTTAAACCGTGGAGGATCTGAGGTAGAGAAAGCAGTCCCCGCTCTGGTATCTAGTGAGTTTTGAAGAGCGCTAAGCAAGTCTCTAAAAGTCATTTGAAATCGACCACGAAAGCCGCTCAATGTGTCGAGCTGACCTATAGCGATCCGCTCAAAGTCTGTCAAGCCTATGACCCTACAATATAAAACCGCAATTTGTCCTTTTCGAATATAAGGTAACATCTTTTGTATTTCGCCCGCTATCTGAACGCTAAACCCACCAAAGCTGACATTCCATCTTTGCGGGATCACCCTAGATCCGGAAATCTGAACATTTCCGCCTATTCGGATCATGTACTCCTGCCCCAAATGATTCGCCACATTGACAAATTGCAGCGCCCATTCTAGAGATATTGAGCTGCTGCTAAGTGCTCCTAAAAAGTCACGGTTCCAGCTCATGTTATTCTCCGAAGGTGATCAAAGAACCACCATCAGCATAGCTAAATTCATCTTCTGCGGCCGTGCTGTCTATTATGTCAATTTCTATTTCTGGCGCTTCAAACGGTAGCGGATCATATGATCCTACAAACGGAGGCGTTGTGCTGTTTTCATCTGGTAGGGTATTTGGATTTCTTGATATGCCATCAAATGATCTATGAAATGCAAACAGGGCGCTTAGATCAACCATAAGACGCAGATCTAAGCTAAACAAAAATCCTCGCTCATTTGTTATAATGTTCCGGCCAACATCGCCAGCGGGACGACGCAAACAGAGCGGCCAAAATCTATAGTGTCTTAAAAAAGCTCGTCTTGGATAAGTAAAGGCAATCTTATTTTTTAGCGTGATTGTTCCACCAGCTGCGGGTGTTGTTCCGTTTACTGTGATTTTGCCTTGCTCTCGTATGCTTGCCGGGCTTTCGCTCTCTATGACAACATAGTCGTTGACTGCTGGTGTGATGCTGCCTGCCATATCTACAAATGGATTAGGAGCACAACCTACAGTTAGATCGCCGCTGTTCGGCCTGTTTATCAGTGGATACGCGTAAGCTTTGTCAGTATCAGCACAAAACCCAACAACCCCGCCTCTATCGAGGTGATTTTGCATAGCCACAAATTGAATAGCTAGGTCTTCAGATCCGGCCATCCGATCACGCTGAATGTTTACAATTTCCCTTGTCAAGCCTACCGATCTATTAATGCCCCCGTTGCGCCTGTTTGCGTCAACTGCTTCAACCTCAAAATCAGAAAACAGCTCGCCTATAACCTCGCCCATGTTGATCGTTACAAGTCGCCTTGAGTCCGGCTTGGGGTAATAAAAAAACTTAGAATTGCCCATGTCTAACTCCCAAATAGAGGCGATGTGCTTTGGCCGAATGTTCTAAATCTGCGCTCAATCTGTCGCACCAGTTCATCAACCGCGTTTTGCTCCACAACCTGAGCATTGATCACTATGTTAACAGATCCGCCCATGCCGCCCATAGCACGCTTGACGCTTTGCGGCGCTTGTCCGCTTTCAGGGACCACAAATTCATTTTTATGCAATAGAGCTAGCCCTGCATTTTGACCAGTAAAATTCAGACCTGATCGAGCACTGGGTATCCGCCCGCCCGCCCGCATACCTTCAAATGCTATATCTCCGAAAACACCGATCCGCCTCAAAAGTTCGTCAACACGCTGCGCTCCAGATCTGCCCTCTGCGAATCTTTGTTCAATACGCTCTCGCCTACCCTCTCTTGTAAAGATTGATTTAAAAAACTGTAGTACTTGATTGATCTGCTCTGCAAGTGCTTTAGCGATCCCAAAAACGATCGCATCTGCCAAAACAAAAAACATTTCGGGCAAAATCTCCCCAAGGACATCAGGCAAAACCCTTAATCCTCGCTCTATTGCCTCAGCTCTTTCATTTATGTTTTGTCTAAGATTTGCTTTTATTTCAGCTTGCGTTTCGCCCATATTTCCAAGCTTTTGTGCTACCTGTATTCCTGCCGAAGCTATAGCAATTGCAGCTCCAATTTTGGGCGCTGCAATGTTTATAGCAGTAGCTATATTTTGCGCCAACAGATCCAAATTAGCTTTGTCTCTTCCTTCTTGTGGGGTTCCCGAAAATTTGCCCTGCTCACCAAGCATAAACAAAGCATGTGAAAAATCATCCACTTGTGCGGTTATCTCTTTAAATCCTCCAAATTGCAAGCTCCGAGGAACACCGAGCTTATTCAAAATTGAATTTAAAGAGTCAGCAGCTGCTGCCATTCTGTCTATTTCTTTTGTTGCTTCTTCTGTTGTTTCAATCAGCTCTTCTTGTTCCTCAATAAATCCTGTCATACGTGATTTACTACCTGCAACGATTTTATTAAACCGCTCAAAAGCTTTGTTTATTCCCTCCGCAAAAACATCTCTAGTCTCTTGGCCCTCATCTGTAAATATATTAAAACTTAGCTTCAGTCCAGATAAAGATTCAAGCGTGGAAAAAATAGCCTCTTTGAGTCTTCCCAACGAGTTTATAAGTGGCTCGAAAACATCCCCCAAATTTAAAAATTCTGCGAAAGTGGTGATCAAAAATTCCGTTTGAATCACCAAATCACCAAACTTAAAAATCAAAAATTCAATCGGGGTAATTACGCTCCGAATAATAAACGCGCCAAGAGTAAAAAATAGATCCGCTAATATGTTTACTTCTGTATTTGTTTTCTGTGCTTCGGTGTTGAAGCTAGAAAATACATCTAAGATGGCACCGAATAACTCACCAAAAGAGGCAATCACATCATGAACCAAGTGTGCTGTGTGTTTGACTACTTTGCTTAAACCTGCAAAAATCGCCATTTGAGCATTGAGCACCCTCTGAAAAGTTTTCATCAGCCCAAGAGATAAAACCAGTTCTTCTCGGAATCCTTCAAATGCAATATTTGAGAGACTTATAGAATCTTGCACCAGTGCGGCGCTCTTTGCTGCTTGCGGCCCTGCCACTGCTCCAAACTCATTAACAAATCCTAGAAATTCATCAAAATTACCCGCTCCCAAGGCCTGAGACAATTGCTGACCGCCAACACCGAAAAGCTCAACGGCAGCTCTTGATCTTTGAGATGTGTCTGCCAAGTGCTCAATGACATGCATGGCATCAAGTAAAACGTCATTGTTTGATCTCAAATGCCCTTCAACGTCACGTACAGCGACTCCGTATTTCGCAAAGCTCTTTTCTGCTTTTTTACTACCTCGTGACAATGCACCAAATTTCTTGGCTACAATATCAAGCACCGAGTTAACAGCTCCAGCTTCTTGCCCTGATGCGTGAAATGCCGCTTTGAGCGCTCCGATCGTATCTGCGGCTATACCTGATCTGTTGCCAATGTCTCCAAGATCGTTGATCATATCTACAGCTTCAGTGGTGAACTTTTTCATAGCACCCACAAATTTAAACACCCCCGCTGCGGCAGCTGCTGCAGCTGCACCCGCCGCAAGAGCAGCGCCCCCTATAGCCTTAAAAGATTTTTTAAGGTCAGCGCCAGCTTTCTTTCCTTTGTCTTTTGTCTTGTCTAATTCTTTTCCTGTCTTCTTTGCTCCAGATTCAACTTTATCTAATCCAACGACAGCGCCCTGAGTATCTACAGACAAAATGTATTTAACAAGATTATCAGCCATAATTACCCCAGCAGATCAGCAAGATCAGATAAGCTTACATTAGGGAATAACATAGCAGACTTTTTGCGATTCTGCTTCTTTATAATGTTGTTTACCCTTTGCGATCGTGTCGACAAGCACCGGACACAGACGAACAGATCCGCCCAGCTAAGCTTTGCAATCTCACAGGGCAGTACACCGTAACGAGCGCCAATAAGATCGTAGATGTGGAGCAGTTGTTTGTCATTTGCGAAAGCTCGCCGCTTTTTGTGCGGCCTCCTTATGGCCTTGCATTGCTGCATCCATAATAGCTGATCGGTCTTCCTTGCTCAACATACCAACCCACAAAGCGCCCGTATCGGGATTTTGCTGGTCAATACCCGTCACCAAAAATAACCGCTCCCACGATACACCACCGTCTGAACTGCCTCTTTTAACAACCTCGCACAATATACGGTCCTCTTGATCTGTCATTGCACTAAGCTGCTCAGGACGCAAAGACGACATAAACCCGATGAGCTGATCCTGCTCTTGCTCGGTCAGGTCTTCGCCCTCTTGTGCTTTGTTTGCTATGTCTTGGATGTTCTGTGCGCCCGTGCTGCGTTGATCTTTGACGATCTGAGCCGCAATGAGGGAAGAGGCCAGCCCGGCCCGTTCTGCTTCTGCTGGGGTCAATATGCGCCCTTCAATGAGCACTTGCCCGCCAAAGCACTCGACCCGCCAAAAGCTATCTTGCACTAGCTCCTTTAAAAAATCCTTCATGTGATCCTCCTGTTGATCTGTTAAAGGTGTGTCATTGCTTTAACATATCGAGGATCATACATAAAGAATTTAAAATTGTTTAATGTATCTAGTTAGCAACAGCCGAGCTTTGTTGGTTCACAATCACAATACTGATCGCTTCATTGCTGCTGTCAGCTTCGCCCATGAAGGTTACAGAACGCTCCAAAGCGCCGAATGTGCTTACATCGTCGCTGTAGTCGGTTACATAAGCATTTTTGAGCGTAAAAGTGATGCTGTCACTTTCTGAGTTTGAAAATATCAAAATAGCGTCAGATGTGGTATCATCTAATTGCGCGTTGTAAAGGTTGTCGTCTTCCATCTCAAGCGTAAGATTGAACATAGCCTCTCGTACATCACTGATAGCGGGTTCTAAAGTCTTCTTGTCTCCGAGGACTTGCCGCCTTTCGAGCTTGTTATCTATGGTGCACTCAAAGGATCTAACATTGTAAGTGTTTCCACCAAAAGACAGAGTACCCGCTTCAAAATGGAAAACCTGACGACCAGATCCAAAAGTTGAGCTTGCTGTGCTTGTTCGGGCGTTTGCATCTTGTGCGATAAAATCAACACTCATCATAATCTCTTCGCCAGCTGCGCCGCTAAATGAGATTGTTGAAACCATACAGCCCAGAAATTTCTCGCTTGATCCTGTTCCCCTTTGAAATTCTACGGTCAAGCTAGGGAGGTCGGCAGATGCTGAAAAAGTGTGAGTATATGACGGCCCGGCGCCAGCGGTTGATACAGATCCCAGTGCTGCCTTAATGAGCAATCCTGATCCCTCATAGAGCAAAGGAAGTTCGACCGAGCCGCCAACCATAAGAAAGTTATCAAAGTGACCAACTGAAAAAGCAGCCGCACTTTGTGATAAAAAGGTTTTTCTTGATCGTTCTTGTGATTCCGCTAGTGTTGCGCTCACAATTCTATTTGTTACCGTTAACGCAGAAGCAGAACCATAGCTTGATTCTTCCCCTAAGTTGATAAATCCTGATCGTCCAAACTGTAAAGGCATTTTGATCTCCTATTGAGCTGTTAACTCTCTAACTTGTAATAAACATGACATGACAATCACTTCTGCATCAGTGGTCACCAGTCCCAACCTAACTGTAAAATCATTCCCATCCGTGCCAGCCTTGATCCTCAATCGACACCAGCCATTAACCACCCTAAGCTCTTCAAGCGCAAACATTGACACCTGATTAACTTTGGTATTGTTTTTAACCTCAATAGATGCCCTTTGCACCAGCTTAAAGTCAAGTCTTTGGTTGTACTGTACTCTTCTCTTTGCAAGCCTCGTGCCTATTGGAAACCATATGTCAATTTGATCATCTGGGTCTTTTTGGAATATGCTTGTCGGGACTGTGCCGATCGGCCTGAATCCGCTATCTTTAACCACAAAGCCAGCAGGGCCGCCGAGATAGATATGCCCTGTTAGCACGCTCGATACTGTGATCGCAGTTTGCAAACTGCTGCTCTGGTTGGCATTGTCAAAATAAAGCTGACACACTCGCATCGTGTTGTTTGTGCCTATGCTGATGTTCTCGGCCTCAAGTGTCAGCGATCTATTAGGCAGGTTAAACCCGCTCTTAAATTGGAAGTTTAAAATGCTCTTTCCATCTGCATCGGTCAACACTATATCATTCCCGTCTGATCTGATGTTGTCCCAAAAATCATCCCAATCGGCCGGAATTGTCACCTCAAAGTCATGCGTCCCGCTCGATGCGGCGCTTGCATTTATTGTAATCGGCATGCGGCGATTGAATGATCCATTGTACCAGCTCACAGCTAGACTCCAAATTGAGTTTGATGAGTTACCCTAACCTCAAGTAGAGCGATCCCTGCTTGACTTATACCATATTCTTCGCCGTCTAGCGCTGTTTGATTGACCAAAACATCTTCAGTGAGGCCCGCAAGACCCAAAGTTCTATCAGATGTAAGTGTCTTCTGTATGTCACTTGCTAGGTTTATTGCGAGCCTGATCCGGTTCTCAAGCGTTGAGGCCCCAGCATAAGCCACAATCTGAAAGACCGACTCCCCAACATAGCGTCCCAGTGTTCGACCTTGGCGCTCAATCGTATCAACATAGATGATCGATGCACTGGGGATCAGTGGTGCCCCATTTGGCGCTCCAATAATAACCCGACCAGATGCAGACAAATCGGAACCGCTAAACCCTGAGCTATAATCAGCAGCAATCAGGGTTTTGATCTTGTCAATGATGGTAACCTGTATCGAGTTACTCATTTTCTACCCCTAAAGCCACAGATAAAAGCGGGCTCAGCTCATTAGGTAGTCTGTCACGCTCTCGCATAACCGCCTTGCCTAAAAAGAGTCTTGGCGGCTGAATAAAGCGGGTTCCGTATTCCTGATACTTTGCATAGTCTACATCTGATCCGGCAGATTGACCGCCAGCTCTCAGAACAATTCTTGGTGTGCCTTGTGGCGCATCGGTCAAGCCCATAATAGACGATCTCAAGCGCCCCGTGCGCACTTTGGGAAAGCTTGTAGCGTTCTTCTTTGCATCACGCTCCATTCTTAAAGCGCTCTTCAATAGGATGTTGTTCAGATCCTTTATAAGTCGCCGCTGGGCTTTTTGTGCCCCTTTTACAAATTGATCAAAGGATAGTTGAGCCATTTCTGAACCCTCTTAAAATCTCTTTGACTTCAGGCGGCATTGTGCGAGCGCTGAGTGTGACGGTTGAGTTACGCTGTGTAATTGCCTGATTGCCCTGTGAGGTCTTCGCCCGCTGCAAATGGCTCGCATAGACACAGATCGCATGAACAAGGTCGTCAGGTGGGGAGGAGGTGGAGTAGCCCGCAGACACAACCGCTTTTATATTGCGGTATCCTCGATCAAATGAAGCTGTGCTGTCCGTCTTCAAAATAATGCGAGAGTTTTCTGTGTCGAGAATGTATTGTGAGGATGCAATCTCTGTGTCTGCGGAGTACTCCAGATCCGGATCACTGTGTAACGAGGAGACGGAAACAACAGGCTTGATCGGGATCTGTAGAACGGTAGGCATGGAAAACATCGGCCCATCTATATGTAAGCTATAGGTGGACTGATCCAAAGTTAAAGATGTGGCCCCATCTGCCAAGGTGAATCCGAGATAGCGTGCTATAGCGGATTCAACTCGGCTAATGAGGCCATTAAGATCAGCGTCTAGATCTGACCCTTGTATCTCTGGTAGATACTGTCTAAGTGTTGCAGCAGATACAAGGGCCATTAGATCACCTAGCTATAATCTCTAGCAAGATCACAAAGAACATTGACTGAGATTTGACCATCAACACCGGATCCACTGTGTCCAACTCGAATTTTTATAGCTGAACCAGCTGCAAAATCACGATCGTCTGCTTCGCCTAAAGTCAGAGACTCAACAACACCAACAGCAAATCCGCTTGAACTGGTTGCTCTTGTTGCGTAGGTCTTTGAGGCATCAGCATTTTGAACGCTCAAAGTCAAAAAGTTAGATGCATTAGCTGCGATTGTGCTTGCACAAAGTCGAACTTCTTTCATTTGAAGACCGACAGGGCAGACCAAGAAAAGATCATGAGCAGATCCGGCTGTGATATCTAAATATCCATTAAGTATAATCGGCATTTTAAACTCCTATATTCCAAGATTATAATGATAAGCTACGTTCTTGGTCGCTGTTGCATCAGGAGAATCAAAAGTACCTCTCATGGTCGCTACAACCTGAATAACACCGCTCTTAATGTCTTTATCAGTCTCAATGGTGATCCTGCGTCTTACATAGTTGTAATAGCTATCAC